AAACAATTTTAGAAAAAAGATTTATCAGGAATATAAAGCAAATAGAAAAAAACCTAACAAATGGGTTAATGAATTACGCAATTACTTATTGGAGTATTTAGAAAATTCATTTGCACACGATGAATATGAGGCTGATGATTTAATTTATTACCATACTCAATTAATGGACGTAAAAGATTATATTATTTGCTCAATAGATAAAGATTTAAAACAAATTGAAGGTTTGCATTTTGATTATTACCAATTAAAAAAATACGATGAACAAGGAACTGAGTATAAAATACGCAAAGGATTTAAACATATGACAAAAACAGATTGTGAAAATTTACTTTGTAAGTTGTTTTTAGTTGGGGATGCTTCAGATAACATAAAAGGAATTAAAGGAATAGGTGAATTAAAAGCCGAAAAAATAATTTATTCAAAATACACTACATATGGAAAATTTAGAGCGATTTGTGAGGCTTATAAAAACGAATGTAATGAATGGAAGGATAAATTAAGAATGAATTATAAATTATTAAAATTTCAATGAAAATGAATGAAGATTTAAAAATAATGGGTTACTACAAAAACACGACCCGAGAGCAAATAGTACAAATCAAAGACTTTAAAAAAGATAAAGTTTGGTACGAAACAATAAGACAATATGAAACAAACCCTATAACGGAGTTTTGTTGTTCAGTTGAAAGATTTAAACGATTATATATTAAAACAAAGTAAAAATGGAAAAGAGAGACAACAGCGGGGCGTTATTCACTAACGACAAAAGAGAAAAGGAAACGCACCCACACTATCAGGGTAAAGCAACTATCGGTGGAGTAGATTATTATGTTTCGGCTTGGGTAAAAGACGGACAAAAAGGAAAGTTTCAAAGTTTAAGTTTTAAACCAGTTCAAGAACAAGCGAAGCCAACAGCTGGAAAACCAAGTTACGGCAAGGAGTTCGATGACTTTTTAAATGGTATATGAATTACGCAGCACAAGTTTTAAGCGAAGCGAATGAAGTAACACGGGCAATGGTTAAACAGTACCTACAAAAACACGGAATGAGCCTAAACGCTTTTTCTAAGTTAGTAGAAATAAGACAACCTAACTTACATAAATTCATGAGCGGAAGTTGTTTATCCAGTAGGTCAATTGAAAAGCTGGGAGAGTTCTTTAGTAAAAAATTAGCCCGAAGTACAAGGGAACGTAGCTCAGTGAACGCTTATAACGTGTAGGGATTCTTGCAGGGCGCACCACTCACTCCTAAATCGTATATGTTAGGCAAAGTTGGTAACTCTTTGGGTCAAATGAAAAGTTATAGAAAGGCGGAACGTAAAAAATTCCGCTTTTTTTTTATTCTTTTTGTTGTTATATTAAAAAATGTAATTATATTTGTTCAACAATTAACAATTAAAAACACGAATTATGAAAGATTTAACAAGACATTGCCAAGAATGTGATGGTTGGGGAACTATAACAATCGAACACAACGGAACTGAAATTCCTTATTTACAGGATATAGTTGATTATGAATGTATGTCATGTTCAGGAACTGGTGAACAATTAGATCCTGATTTAATTGAAGAACGTATCGGAATAGTTGACGACATGATACAAGGAATGGAAACACGTATTAGAATGTTATCCGACTTTATTAAAACAGCAAAGAAGGGTTACTTACCTAATTTAGCGCAGAAATACACGGATAGATTAGAACTTTGTTCACGTGGTTTAGGTCGTTTGTTGAACTATAAAAGAAAATTGCATAACTTAGTGTCGTGAAATATTTAACGATTCTTTTATTTCCTTTCATAATAGCCCTATTCTTTTTGGATAGGGCTGTTTTGCTTTTTATTTGGAATGTTCCAAGTGTTACAATTCAGAAATGGTTATTTAATGAAATGGAGATGCGTAAAAGTTTGGTTCGTGTTTCAGTAGGGTTAGTTGTTGTTTTAATACTTTTGTTAATTGGACTGTAATAAGTTTTTAAATGACCTTTACGCAGACCATAAACACTGGATTAAAGTTGTACGCTCCTTTGGCGAGTATTATTTAGCTGAGGATATAGTTCAGGAAATGTATTTAAAATTAGCAAAACACGAAAACAAACAAAGATTTTACCGCAATGGAACTATTTATAAAGGATTTGTATGGATTGTTTTACGAAATATGTACTATGACTTCGAAAAGTCTAAACAAAGGCTTCAAAAAGTCGATATAACGGAAGCAATTCAGTTAATAGATGAAAGCACCCCATACGAAAAGACGAACGCTCAAAAGCAATTAGAAGTAAAAATAAACGAAACAGTAAACAGTTGGCATTGGTACGACAAACTATTATATGAACTTTACAGGGATACCGGGATGAGTACAAGGCAAATTCAAAAGTGTACCGGGATTAGTTTCAAGTCAGTATGGCAAACTTTAAAATACTGCAAGGATAGTTTAAAAATTGAAGTAGGAGAACATTATGAGGACTACAAAAACGAGGATTACGAATTAATAAAATAAAACATGGCAAGAAAAAGACGAACGAAAGCTGAAATATTAGCAGCTGAAAGCAAAGGTTTAGGAGATACCGTAGAGAAAGTTCTTGAAGTAACTGGAGTAGCAAAGGTTGCAAAATGGTTATTAGGTGAAGACTGCGGGTGCGATGAACGTAAGGCAAAATTAAACGAGTTATTTCCTTACAGAAAGGCGAAGTGTTTAGAACAATCTGAGTATGATTGGTTAACAGAATGGTTTGACAAAAAGGCGGAAGCCATAAAACCAAGTGAACAAAAAACAATACTTGCTATTCATTCAAGAGTGTTTGGAGTACGCAACGAACCAACTTCATGCGGAAGCTGTATTTTAGAAAGGGTAAATCAATTAAAACAAGTTTATAACACATACGAAAACACGAACGAAGATTGAAAAGCTTAATGTTAACCAGTGATTACTATATTGTATTTATGAATCCAAGTAAACATAAACAAGAATGGAACGCACTAAGGTTAATAATGAAAGTAGCAGAAATAAACTATTGTGTTTTTATAGACTATAAACTATATTCTTTACAAATACACGGAGTAACAAAAGACGAATTCAACACGTATAAATACAACCCTAATTAAATGTCAAGGTTAAGTCAAGCAATAGCGTTTTTAAATATCAATTCAAGCGATTTAACGAACGATTGGATAAAAACCAATCTAACTGATGTTACTGTTACTGAAAGCCTGCGAGAACTAAGAAAAACACGAATGAAAGAAAAGCGTTTAATTAGTTTGGAGAATAAGAAATAATGTTTTATATTTGTGTATCTAAGTTCAGGTTAGATGTTTTATTGGATTTCTTTAAATCACTATATGACCCTATCCGACCTGAACAGACGATAGGGTTTTTTATTTACATAGCAGTTGTATAAGTTGAACTGCGTTACCAAAAACAACTCTCGACATAAACGCTTGTTAAAACAAATCCCGCGCTGTTTTACGCTTAACAACGGGTACTGCATACCGAAAGGTTAAAATAACAAGTGAGCCAAAATGCCAAGTGTGAAAACACGAATAAATAAGAAGTGGTCGCAGAGGGAAGTGTTATGTTCGGGACTAACCTTGTATTTTAAGGTTTAAATGCTGAGTGATATATGCAGTATAAAAGCGAAGCTATAAGAAAAAAGTATTAAATTAGCCAAAAACACGAATTAAATTATGGCAAAAGTAGGAAGACCAAGAAACTTAAACAGCCCCGAACAACTTTACGAACTATTTGAAAACTATAAATCTTACGTAAAGGCGAACCCAAGGTTAAAAATAATACATGGAGGTAAAGACTTTGAAGAAAGAGTAGAACCCTTAGAATGTCCACTAACAATGGAAGGCTTTGAAATTTATTGCTGGAATGAAGTAGGCGAAGTAGAACAATATTTTAAGAACGTAGATAAAAGATACTCGGAATATATCCCCATCTGTTCACGTATACGCAAAGAAATACGCCAAGACCAAATAACTGGTGGCATGGTAGGACAGTACAATGCAAGCATTACGCAACGTTTAAACAACTTAAAAGAACAAGTTGAACAAACAAACATTGAACAACCGTTATTCAAATTAGATGATAATAACGACAGCTTATAAATAAAAATATGATAATAACAAGTGCTATAAGGAAGATTAACGCCCTAAAAAAACGGATAAAAATTATCCAGGGCGGAACTTCCGCTCTTTATCCCCCTATGAATTAAGTAGTAGGGGGAGACAACGCAGGGAAAACATACGGTATTTTACCAATACTCATAGACAAAGCAGCAAGGCATTCAGGACTGGAAATAAGTATAGTAGCTGAAACAATACCTCATTTGCGTAGAGGTGCTTTAAAGGACTTCTTACGCATTATGAAAGACACAGGGCGTTATTTTGATGAGCGCTTTAATAAATCACTTTTAAGATACGAATTTTCCAATGGAAGTTTTATTGAATTTTTTAGTGCGGATGATAGCTCTAAGTTACGTGGTGCTCGGCGTGACATTCTTTATATTAACGAATGCAATAATGTTACCTTTGAGTCTTATAATGAACTTGCTATACGGACTAAAAAAGAAGTATTTTTAGACTTCAACCCAGCTAATGAGTTTTGGGTACATACCGAACTAAAAGACGAACCCGATGCGGACTTTATAATTCTTACCTATAAGGATAACGAAGCCTTAGACAACAGCATAGTTGAACAAATAGAAAAGAACCGTTTAAAAGCAGCTACAAGCACGTACTGGAGTAATTGGTGGCGTGTGTATGGCTTAGGTGAAATAGGAATGCTTGAGGGCGTTATATTCAGCAACTGGAAACAAATTGACAGCATACCAAAAGAAGCAAAGTTAATAGGAATTGGGCTTGACTTTGGATACACGAACGACCCAACAGCAGCAGTTGAGGTTTATACTTATAACGGACAAAGAATACTTAACGAATTAGTATATCGTACCGGAATGATAAACAGCGATATTGCAAAAATACTACCTGACAACGTGCCGATATACGCGGATAGTTCAGAACCTAAGTCAATAGAAGAGATACGACGCTACGGAAAGACGATTAAAGGCGTAACAAAAGGCAAAGACTCAATAAACTTTGGTATTCAAATAATGCAAAGCCAAGAATACTTAGTAACGTCAAACAGTACCAACCTAATCAAAGAACTACGTGGCTACATTTGGGATACTGATAAAACGGGCGTTCGTCTTAATAAGCCTATTGACTTTAATAACCATAGCATTGACGGGTTACGCTACCACGAAATGGAGGTTTTAGGGGTAAACCCTCATTATGGTCAATATTTTATTCATTAATTTACACAAATGACAGATGACCTACCGTTAATGGTGCGCATAGTTGAGAAGTATATCCAAGAAAAGAAAGGTATTCGAATTAAAATAGTGTTTGACGACCCTATGAAAATACGAATACACACAAAAATGTTAGGTCAAGCTTTCGATATTGCCTTAGCTTACTACAATTACCAAATATAAAGTTATATAAATATGAAAACGGAAATAGTTATTCCTACAAACCTTAGTGAAATTCCATTAATGAACTATCAAAAGTTTATAAAACTGGTTGAGGGTTCAAACGATGAGGAGTTAATAGCACAAAAGTCTATTGAAATTTTCTGCGGTTTAAATATGCGCGATGTACTGAAAATAAAATGGAGCGATGTCGTAGGGTTAGCGAACCACTTTAACAAATTGTTTCAGCAAAAGACGGAATTCAAAACAAGGTTTAAAATAAAAGACATGGAGTTTGGTTTCATTCCTAACTTAGAAGATATGAGTTTCGGTGAGTATGTTGACTTAGACCACAATATTGGCAAGGTTGAAACATTCCACAAAGCAATGGCGGTTCTTTACAGACCTATAACCAAAAAGACGAAAGACACTCACGAAATAATGCCTTATTCAGGAACCGAGGAATTTTCGGAGCTAATGAAATATGCGCCTTTGGATATTGCAATGGCTGCATCGGTTTTTTTTTATCGTTTAGGAAACGACTTAGTTCAAGTTTCTCTTACTTATTTGGAGGAGGAGATGACGAAGAACAAGGAACTCAAAACGACTATTCAGAACGGGCTCAGTTCAATAAGCAGTGGGGATGGTATAATTCAATCTATGCACTCGCTAAAGGAGATGTTACAAAGTTTGATGAAGTTGCCAAATTGGGAATACGGAAGTGTCTTACCTACCTTACTTACGAACGACAAAGAACTGAAATAGAGAATAACGAATTAAAAAGAAAATTTAAACATGGGTAACTATTATAATTTATTAGACACTTTAAAAGGACACTTCGATAACGATGCGTTTATAAACACAATTACGGAGGGTGACATCTTCGCAGTTGACTTGTCTAAGCAAACAATTTTTCCTTTGGCGCATATTATTGTTAATTCAAGTTCAATTGAAAATAATATTATTCGTTTTAATGTAAGCATTCTTTGTATGGACATCGTTGACATCTCAAAAGACGAAGACACAAACACGTTTATAGGAAACAACAACGAACAAGATGTATTAAATACCATGTTCGCAGTTCAAAACAGACTTTACGAAAGTTTAAGACGTGGTGAATTGTTTAGCGATAATTTCATGGTAGACGGTAACGCAAGTTGTGAGCCATTCGCTGAAAGGTTTGAAAACTATTTAGCAGGTTGGACGATGACTTTAGATATTTTAGTTCCTAACTCAATGACTATCTGCTAATGAGAAAGTTTAAACAAAAGTTAAACCAATTAATTACGGATAGTCCTGAAGGCATGGAGTTCTTTTGTTCAATAGATTACAAAGCTATTATTCAAAGAATGTTTTATAAATACAAGGGTTTTAATATTGTATGCAGTGACAAGGTTCCAAAAGGCGAAATATATTTTATTAAATACGAATTAACCAAGGCAGATGAGTGAAATACTAAAAGCTTTACAAAAATTTCGTGACGAAGTTGTTAAGGGAGCAAGGGCAGAACTTAAACGCCAAAACAAAGATACTTCAGGAAAACTATCAAGCTCAATACAAGGCGAAGTAAAAGAGTTTAAAAACTCAATAGGTATTTACTTTGAAATGGAAACTTATGGTAACTTTCAGGATAAAGGGGTTTCAGGTAAGTTTAAAAAATACAATACTGAATACAGTTATAAAAGTAAAATGCCACCACCAAGCAAATTGGATAAGTGGATAGTTCGAAAAGGCATAGCACCCAGAAACGCAAAGGGTAAATTTCAAACAAGGAAAGGTTTACAATTTGCGATTGCTAAAAACATATTTAAGTTTGGAATCAAACCAAGCTTATTTTTTACTAAGCCATTCGAGAAAGCATTTAAAAAGCTTCCTGATGTGTTAATAGATAAATACGGATTGGATGCCGAAAGGGAATTGAATTCAATATTAAACCAAAATTTAAAAAATATAAAATGAGTATTTTTGCACGTTCACCTTATATAGTAACAATAGCCGAAAGTGGTCAAGAAGGTTCAAAGGTTGAATTAAGAATTTGGAACGGCACGGGTTCAGCACCTGTAAACCCTACTTATGTTTTAGATAAATTAATTCCAGCTTCAAACAACGTAAACACGTACTATAATATTTCACCTTACATTCGTGAATATATTAGTTGGAATGTACGCCAAGAAATTTACAATACAACTCCAGCTTCCGAAACAACGCAATGGTGTAACGTACAAATCAAACGCTACAAATTAGATGCTGGGACTTACACGTTATTAAACACGGTAACGGATAAAGCATTTGACGGGTTCGGGTATTACGAGCAAGGTTATAACTATTCGTTTAATGACGTTGTTTTACACGATGAGGGAACGTTTTATTATGCCTATGACTCAAGTATTAACCCGAGTACAAATAATGCTTATAGGGGTGGTCAAATAATGTTAGAACGCCAAGTTAACTGGGATGCTAAATATACCAATTTAAGAACTGGAGCAACGTTAACAGTTTCTTTAACAGGAACGAATGCAATGCGAGATGTTTATAGGGTTCATCCTAATTATTATGCAGACGGTAACAAGTTAGAAATTATTGGAACGTTAGGTGCGGTTAAGTGGACTGGATATTTTAAACCTAACTTAAATTGTCGTTATGAGCCTGTTTTATGCGACTTTGTAAATAAGTATGGCGCATGGCAACGGACTTGGTTTTATGCTGCTTCAAACAACACGCTAAGCGTTGAAAACACGAAATACAATTTAATGCAAAGCACCTTTCCTAACTACAACACGTTAGAAGGTCAAACAAAGAGTTTTAACACAAACGGAAAAAACTCGATAAAGGTAAACACGGATTGGGTAGATGAAAGCTATAACGATTTACTTAAACAAATAATGCTAAGCGAACGAATATTAATTAATA